AGTTCTCTTGCCCTGCGACCGCAAGGTCAACGAGCGCGCGTTGTAAATCACGGAGCCGTTTCTTTGCGGATTCAGTTCCTTGACCTGTTGAGTCCTTGATTCCTACTTCGAGGACGATTTCTTTAGTAACTGCCATAGTTTTTTATTTGTCTGCCCATGCTGGTAATCCCGACACAACCTCCAAGACCTGACCTTCGTTTCCTATTCCCAAGTTGACCCAATCGGCTCCATCCCAATACTTGATGTCCCCTGCCGCATCGCCCGGAGTGAACCCTGCACCTGCTGGACCGGGGTCGCCCTGCGCACCTGTTGCACCCGTTTCACCGGGAGGACCTGCAACCGCTGGGAGTTCTTTGATGGTTGGAATCGGGGGGACTTCGTTCGGGTAGTCCGAATCCGTTGCAGGGACAGGGCCGTCGTAGGGGAAGTAGTAGATTTGCTTTGGGACAAACTCGGTCAAGTTGAGAATCCTGCGAAGGGTTACCCGGCAAGGCTTCTGCTGACCTATCTCGTAGTCCCGAATCTCAAGCAGCCTCCAACGGACCCCTCCGTAGTAGATAGGGGTTCGGAAGTCGAGTTGGCTGATGTCCACCGCATTGAGCATGATGGACAACTCCAACTGCATCGCCTCACGGCTGACGGTTTCTTGGATGAAATTCCACCAATAGATGTTGAACAGGTTGTTGTTCGTGTATGCGTATGGGTCGCTATTTGCGGCGACATTCACCGCATAGTACAACTGCTTGGGGATTCCAAAAGCAAGGTCGAAATCTGCTGCGTAAGGGTTGTTAAGGTGGCTGACAAAGGGCAGGCTCAACAACGATTCTGCGAGTGCTACCGAACCGCTGACCCCGTACTGGTAGGCCCACGTCGTCGGGGCTTCGATGAGGTTGTATTGGGCTATCCTGTAACCGCTCTGCAAGGTCTTGATGGTTCCCGACAAAGCAGAGCCATCCAAGTCCCAAGCCCTGCCGATTACCTTGTCAGTCGTGAAGTTCGCAGGGATTAGAGTGCTGCAAGCGAGTTCGACGACGTTCTCGCCTTTGCCGTAGAAGTTGTCGGTGGTGAAGATTCGCCCTCCGTAGCCTTCCTTGGCAAGCGGGTAGTTCGATTTATCCAACTTTGATAAATAGTCCCCGGCATCCTTGTACTTGAACACGATGGTCTTGTATTGGTTCGGGTCCCCGTTCGTGATGTTCTGCTCGGCATTCTCATCCGATTTCTGCGACCAGTCCACGACCCCTGATGAATAGAAGTCCACCCAAGGCTCCACAATAAGGTTCTTCGGGTCGGCAGGGTCCGGCATGAAGTAGAGGTTGAACATCTTTTGCAGGTCTTGCAAGAGGTCGCTCTGCTTCACGTCAGCAGGCAGGGCGGTCCTCATGTCAACCGTGTGCAATGTTTGAGGGTTCTCCAAGCATTCCCAAAGGATTGTTGCACCTGAAAGAATAGTGCCAGCACCTCCCGAAAATGGAGTCGTGAAAACGATGCCGATGTTTGCGGTTGTGTTGGCAGGGATGGTAACGTTTGGAAAAGTAACCGAGTTGTTTGAGAATATGTTTATGCCCGTGATGACCTGATTATCCGTAGAGTTGGTCAGGTTTCGGATACTCATATTTGCAACGGGCCTCGGTGCTGCAACAGTTACCCCAAAATTTACCGTTATGTTCCAACGAGTTGGGAACGAAGGCGCAACAAAGGTGCTTGACGAAGGAACCCAATATCCGGGGCGGTCGTAATAACTTCCTGTTTCATCTTGGAACTGCATCGTGTAGTTGATGTTTCCCGATGCGCTAATCGTCCCGGTACTTGCTACGAAAATCGTTGACCCCGATAAGTTCAGTATTGCTTCCCCAGCAGCGTATGGAATGACCAACTTGCCGAACCGCTCCGAGTTGAAGAACTCCGAGGTGTAGCGATACCCCGCCTGTGCGAAGATTAGATCCACCATCTTCTTCACATAAATGCTTGGGGTCATCTTGTAGAACGGCACGGCAAACCACCCCTGCGTAACCACATCGGTATATCCGTAGGAATCCACCAAGCCGTAAACGTAACCACTTGCACCCGATGCGGTCCAAGTCGCAGAAACATGAGCAGAAGTCAGCGTGTGGTTCATTCCGCTTACCCCAACCGTTGTCGCAAGGAGGTTGCCCTCAATGGACTTGAACAGGCTCACATCGTCCGAGAACAAGCCAACCTCGTAGGTTACCTCTCCCCGAATCTTGGACATGGAAATCAGTTGCAGGACTCCGCTGAACACTTGGACCCCGTCCTCCCACATGGCTGCACGAATCTTCTTGTTTGGCTGGAATCCACCCACAAAGGACTGGATGTTGTAGGCATGACCAAAGCAGTCCCGATTTGTCGTCGTATTAGGCAACGTGATGGTCTTGGAAAAAGAACCCCTTCGCTTAGTGATGTCGGCAATGTCCTCCACGCTGAACGTCAGGGCGATGTCGATTTCGCCCATGGTGTCAAGGACGTAGGGGACCTCTGCGTTTGATTCGTTGAGAGGGTAGGCGATGAGGGTTACGCTCATAGGATGTTGTTCTTGTAAGCCACGGCAACCTCGACCTGCAACTGAGTCAGGCGGTCGTTCCTGCGAGTCGTGAATTGGTAGGTGTTGGCGTTCACGATGGCTTCAACCAACTGCCCATCCAGTTCAAGCCATACCTGCCCGGACCTGACCATCTCAATTAGCCAAGCAGACTCGGCATCGGTCAGCCAGTCCGAGTTGAGGGCGTAAACGTAGTCGAACTCCCCTGCCCACACCTTGTCGTAGGTGGTGGTTGCGTAAACGTCCGAGTTGTACCCGAACGTCTGCCGGGTAATGTTGGCCCTCTTGCGGTTCTTCAATGTGAAGACATACGCATCAAGCCCGCCCCACTTGTTTTGGAAGTGAACCGGGATGGAGTTAAAACGCTCGCAAAGACCCTTCGTATAGGCGTACTCTTGCCCGAAGTTGTCGTAGTTGTCCTCGTATAGTTCGTTGAATCGTTCCTCCAAGCAGAATGAACTTTCGGCTGGGTCGGCTCCATCCGCATCGCAGCGTTGGTTAAAGTCGTTCCAAGCGGAGTCCCCGAAGGCGATGGTGTAGTATTCGCCTTCATTGGACGGGAATAGGTACTCACCGCTGAACCCGTCGCTGGCTTGGCCCGAAGTCAATGCCCGGATATTGGACGGCCCTGCACCAAAGCGGACGACTTGCTGCACCGATGGTTGGCCGTTATTGACCGTGTACTCTCGGACCAACGTACCCCCGGCCGTGTAGTAGCGAATCAGGGCTTTGTCAAAGTTGGCCGTTGTTGTCCCCTTCCCTTGGGCGAGCCACCTCGCCTCGGTATTGGAATGCCATACGAATCGGGTCGGGGTGGTCAAAGCCAAACTACCCAAAAGCGTACCCGAAGGGAATCGAGTCGCAGAATTGTAGGATTGGAACTCCAACTGCTCCAAGTTCCCCGCAAACCCCATGACCCCGCTGACGGTGGTAACCGTTCCCGTCTGCACGACAGGGGTGTTGCCGTATTCCTCCATGAAGTCAAGCCTGTAACCCGAATAGTACCCGGCATGATCCACGAAACCCGTTTGGGTAAGCGATGGCTTAGTCGGGGCAATCAGCGTTTCAACGACCTTGGCAACGTCAAAGAAGCCGAAGTTGGTGCTGGGCAGTTTGTCGCACTTCAACCGTGCAAGGGTGGTCCCTGCTGGGTTCTTGACATCGCAGACGTAGCGGTAGTTCGGTTGTGCAATCAGCGAACCGCTGACCTTAAAGAGCATCTTGTTGTAAACGGGGGTTGCCACTTGGGGCGACCCTGAAAGGACGGTTGTTGCCATTTTATCTTGTTGTTGCTACGCTTATGGATTTGCCAAGGACCTCTGCGATATTCTCAGTCAAGACCTCTATCATTTCGGGGCTTACTGCGTTGCTCATAAAGTTGGTCGCTCTCAGACCTTCCCTCCGAATCTTGTTGGCGATGTTGATGGCAAAGGACCTGTTTGCTGCCTTCTTGTCCCGGCCTTCCAACGGAATGCCCTTAAACGCAATCCACTCCTGAATCGGGCGGATAGGTGGACGCTTGTCCCGGTATTGAAACGGCGAGTTAGGCGCACGTTTGGTTGAGTTTGCACCCTTGACACCGAGGTCCACAAACTTCCAATAATCCGCTGCCTCAATAGCAACAACGAAGGACTGGTCGTTAAGGGATATAGGGGTAACCGTGATGGACTGCGAAAGGGCGTTGCTTGCGATGGCGTTCGACTTGGCAAGGTTCTGCTTTGCAAGGCGGACCACCCCTTCCAGCCACTTGACCACTAAGGCGTGGGACTTGTTCTCAATGGCCCCATCTTCGAGGGCTACACCAAAGTCAGCAAGGGCCTCCTTTTGGATGTCGGTCAGTTTCTTGCCTGACCCTCCTACAAAGACGTTGAACTCCATGTGGGTAAATGTCCCCCGTGCCGGATAGTGTCTATCTGCGCCTTGCTCGCTCCGCTTCCATCCGTTCGGCTTCCAAGATGTCGTGAATCAGGAGCGCATAGTTCAGGAACTCCACCGCCTTCATCGCAAAGATGGCATCGAATTTCAGCACGTCCTTGTTTGCCATCCGCCACACCACCATAAGCCAACCGTACCCGGCAAGCGGGCTTACGTCAGCCCCTCGGCCGTCTTCATCAGGTGCTTGGAATAGTCGCTCAAAACTTTCAAGTAGGGTTCGGAACTTAACAAAAAAAAACTGACAACCCCCCAAACATCGCCCACCTTGGCGTGCTTCTTCATCAGTTCGGCTCGCTCCGCATGGGCAGCCCCGTCGTACTTTTTCGGGAATAATCCGAATAGACCGCCCTCTCTGCACAGGGTCGCCATGATTCGGTGAAGGTTTTGCAGGAGTTGTTTTTCGTCGGTCGTGTTTGCGTCCATTAACTCAATCAACTGCCCGGCCGTGAGTTCATCCGTGAAGACCGTTGGAATCCACCACTTGCCCCCGGCTTTGAACTTTCGCTTGTACCCAAGGGCAGGCAATGCGTTCCACTCGCTGATAATGGCCTTGTAACGCTTTAGGACGCTCTTGGCGGGCATTTCCCTCACGAGTGATATATCGACCCCCTCAACGATTGCGACGACCCCTGCACGCTTGTCGTAGTCCCCAAGGACGCTGGAAAACTCAATGGCTCCGATGCGCTGGAACTGGTCGATGGTCAGGTCTTGGAGTTTCATAGTTTGGGTCTTGTGTTGCAACGGATTTCGGGAACGACGACCATAGGCAGGTCGTTAAGCAGGGCGAGGTTGGTCAGGACGCTTTGGTCGTGCCTGTGGTCAATAAACGATGGATGGTTCGGATACTCGCTGGGGTCGTCATTCACGGCCTTGTCAACGTGGAGCCACTTGGACCACTCGTACATGAGGTCAATCGTGAAGTCGGTCTTGCGTAAGCCAAGGAACCCCGCCTCTATCTGCATCGGCTTCTCGTTAAAGAATTGAAGGCAGTCCATCAAGGCGTAGCAGTCGCCCTTCGTGTATGAGATATGGTTGTGAAAGTTTTGATGCAACAGGATGGGGTTGTCTTGCAAGTATTGCTTGGCAAACTCAAAGCAGCCATCCCCGTGCAGGTCTTGGGCATCGAGGTAAAGCAGAACTTCGTCCTCCTGCAAGTCAAAGAGAGCGTCAAGGATGATTTGAGGCTTCCACCTCCACCAGTTGTTGCCCCTGCCCGGACGTTTCTCGTCCTCGGTTGTTGTAATCGGGAAAGGGTACTGATTAGCCTGCGCCCTCGCTGCTGGAAGGTATTCACTCGTTGCGTAATTAACCCCGACCAAGTACATCTTAGAACCCGTGAGAGTTGGCGAAGGCGTGCTTGAATGCAGCCACGTTGTAAGGGATGTCAGCAAACCTCTGCGAGTAGGCTCGTTCTAAAATGTGGCCGACGTGGGGAATAGCCACCAACTTTTGCTCAATGCAAGCGACGGTTAGGTCAAGGTAGGAATCGTCCCAAGTCAGCGTGTAATTGGAAGTTACAGGCACGACGGGTTGATAGAATTCCTTTGCACCCCTTCCAGTCAGTTGCTTGATGTGTGGCTCGTAGTTATCGCCACACGACCAGTAAGGCACAACGTCAACAGGGACTCGGAAATAGGCGCAGTAAGCCCGTTGGTCAAAGTCGCCTGTCTTGGTGAGGTCGTACTCGAACAGGTTCACGACATCTCCGTTCTTGATGTAGCCGTTCTTGGCTAAAGCATACCATCCAGTCCAAGCGACGAGGTTGCGATGGCTCTCGATGTTGTCGGGTTCGTTCCTTGCAACGATATGGTCAAGGCCAGCCATGCCATCGAAGTCCTTGAACCCAAGCATGACCCAAGTGTAGGGGGCTAAGTCCTTGAACCTCCCCTCGGCTTCGCATTGCTTCACGATGTCGGTATCGTGGCAGAAGATGTAAGTTTTTGCCTTCATTTTTTGTAGATGGTTAAAAGCATCCTGCCTCTTTGGTCGGTTGACCCCTTGGCTTCGTGTGGCTGCAGTTGGCTCGTAAGGTTGACCATCGTCAGCAGTTCGGCATCATGGATGAGCATCGTCCCACCGGGGTTGAGGGCTTTGTTGAACAAGGCAACCATTTCGGGAATCATGCCGTCCCCGTGGTCGGAATCGTGAAAGATGAAGTCAAACGTCCTGACCTCTTGCAGGGCCATGTGGCTCGGTTGGTTGTTCCATTCGACCTTGAACTGCGATAGCAGGGCTTTGCGTTTATCCTCAACCGTTGTATCGGTGTCGTAAACCACCACGTCAAGCCCAGCCAAGGCGATAGCGAGCGTCGAGTGTCCGAGGTAGGAACCGAGTTCCAAAGCGTGGCCTCCCTTGTGCTTCTTGGCTTCCTCGTAGATTTCAATGATATGCTCTACCGCAGTCGTGTAAATGTGCGAGTAGTCCAAGGCTTTGAGTTGGTCGATGTGTTTTTTCATGCTAAAAAGTTATGACAAAGCGTTCGGGCGAAGGCCAGCCGGGGTTGGAATCAAAGACCTTGGTGTCGGGCTTCTTGCCAACCCAAGTTTCTGCTCGGAATCGATGGTCCCTTGCAGGTTCGCCCAGTTCTTTGATGTGGCTTGACTTGGCCCACCAAAAGTTGCCCCCGAAGTACGGATAGCCTTCGGGGTTGTTGTGGTCCGCCATGTGAGGGAACTGCTCTTTGGTTATCCAATGACATCCTACGGCATCGACCCCCTCCAGCATTTGCATGGACCGCTCCCATGCGACCACGTTGAAGAATAGCATGGACCTGCCCCATAGTTGGGTGGTCAAGGATGGATTCGCAGCCCCCTTCGTGTGAGCGTACAGGTACACGGCTTCTTCTTCCTGCGAGGCCCGGTACATCTCGGTAAGCGTCGCCTGCTCCCAAGCGTTGGTTCGGGTAACCACGACCTTGACCTTATCGGCCACCATCGAGTTCTCCAGCACCTCCTTGACCGCCTTGCGTTGTTCGGGTGGACCGACAATGCCGACCCTTATCTCATCCAAGACATTGATGAGGCCGTAATTGCAGACCGCCATCATGTGCTGGTTGAGGATTAACTGCCAATTCCCTCCGCAGTAGATGTGGTAGTAGTGAACGACTTTCATAAGGTCCAAAGGAGGGTTAGAAGGGTGATGATGAAGAAAATGGCTGCAAGCGTCTTGCCGATTTCGATGAGCAGGTCAAGGATGCGTTCGGGGTTCATTTAGGCAGTAATAAAATCTTTCATATTGTTTAGGGGTTTAGTACCGCAAAGTTAAACCACAACATACTTCCCTGAGTTACTGACCCGTAACTTGTTAAGGGCCACATACCGCATAGCATCGCAGGCGTGGTTGAAGGAATCGATAGGGACCCCCGTGTTTTTGCCTTCCTTGTCGGTCGCCCAAGTGTAGGACCGCAGTTCCTTGATCAGGTTGGTGCTATCCTTGGTTACCTGCAACTTAAAGCGTTTCAGGATGTCTATCCCGTTCCTGACCGAATCGGGACCTTTCTCTGCTGGCTTGATATTGAAACCAAGTCGGTAGATTTCCTCGATGCTCTTGGGTTCTGCTGAATCCGCCACGATTTCCCAAGCCCTTGTGATGCCCAAGGACCGCAACTTATCTGCGATGTCTTGGTTGGTAAGGCCTGTTGCGTAGAGCAGTTCCTGAATCAGCAGGCAGTCCCCTTGGCGGTAGATGGCGACCAAGGCCGTAGGGTCGTTGCTAAAGCCCCAGTCAAGCCCAAGGGCGACGAATTTGGCTCGGCTGACATCGATACCCTCCACGACCTCGAAGTCCTCGTAGATGGCCCCCTGAAGCGTCCCGACCTGACCGAGGCCGTACACCTTGTACC